GCCGCCGACTAAGTTATCCCAGTATTCGTTGCGAGCTTGCTCATTGGTTAAATTTAAACCCGCCTGTAAGCGTTCAAAAAACTGTTGACCAGCTTCGGTAATACCTTCAGCCCCCATTGATTTGAGGGTAGCCGCGCCGTAATCTTTAAGCGTGTTTATAGTACCCTGCTTGGCAATCTGCTCTGCAACTTTTTCAGGAATTTCTTTGCCAGCAGCAGCAAAAATTTGTTTTACGCCGGGAATAAGTTGACGTACGCCGGGTAAATACCCTAATGGCAAAACATCTAACGCCGCTTGCGGCAGTGCCGCCAATACAGCAGGAGCCAATTCAGTTTGTTGAAGCGTTTTACCTTCTTGTATTTGACGGGCTAAGTTAGTACCCGTGAACTGCGCGGCGGAAGTAAGGCCGGTTGCGCCTAACCCTAGTGCTGTACCAAGTGTTGTCAAACCACCAAGAACAGGGGCGGCTGCGGCAACTTCTGGGAGTGCCAGTGCAGTAGCACCAGCAGCAACAGGGGCCAACATATACGGTAAAGAACCACCGCCAAGTTCAGCTAATTTAGTAAGAGGGGCTTCTGTCCAACCTTTTTCCGTTGGTTTGTAAATGCGTTGGGCTTCGGCTTCGCGTTCTTGTTGGTATTTGGCTGCTTCGTTAATATCCATAACGCCGGTTTTGCCAAGCAAAGCCGCAGTACTACCCTTAAGGGACTCAAGCCCCGCTTTAAATGCGGCTACGCCGCCGGACTCAGGCCCCGCGCCGCCCAGTTGCTGGCGGATTATCTCTGCTGCTTTTTCTCGTGGAACACTGTCGGGAAATTCAACTGTTCGCCCATCTGGTAAAGCAACGGTATAAGCCATTTACGTTCCTGTTATTCAATTTTTCCAGTTTGCGGGTTGTATTTCAAACCGCCGCCACTGCCCCCAGTAGCGTCTTGTGGGACATATTGTGCCAGACCCGGCGTTGCAAGTAAACGTTTCTTTAAAGCGGCATCGCGCATTGCTGCTCTAGTAGTTTCATCTGCTGTTTTGTAATTTATATCTGCTGCCAACTGCTTGTCCACAGAATCTTCCACTTGCTTGTATAACATTGGGAGCTTGTATGTTTCAGCAGTAATTTTTGCAACATCGCGTGTGTTTTGCATGTGCGCTCTTGCAATATTTTCATTAGACCGAATCCCCGCAATACCCAAGTTTTCGCGAGACTCAATTTGTGCGTTTGCGTCTTCACGGGCACGTTGCGCAGCAATAGCCGATCTAACATCTTCTCGTTTAAGGCCGTATTGTTGCTGGATTCCATTAAACAAATCTTTTGAAGCAGCAGCAACGGTATTGTCGTAATCACGCAAAACAGCCCGGCGTTCTTTGCCTGTCATCATTTCTTCATTGCGGCGAAATTCATCAATACGCGCTCTAGCTTCTTCCATCTTGTCTCTGGCGGCTTCAACCTTGGCCTGACCTTCAGCAAAAGCTTTTACACCTACTTGAGCACCTTTGCCAATATTTACAAAAGCGTGAGGACTATCGCCCGACATCATGGCCAACCCCGCCTCAAGCAAAGACATGTTTAGGTTGCGGTCAGCAATTGTGTTGACGCGAGCTTCTTTTTCATCCAACTTTCTAAGACGATCTTCAAACGCAGGCTGCCGCTTTTGCACTTCTTGCTCAAACGCACTGACTTGTCGTGCTGCTGCTTGTATAAGGGGGGCATTTGATTCTTCGCGCTCTTTAGCTAAAGGGTCAACAATGTTTTTTGGCATTGCGTTGTCATACAAACGCATGGTATCTGCAACGTTTGCGCTTGGTAGTTGGGTGCGGTCAAATTTTGTTGCTGCAATTGCAGGAAGACCCGGCTCAGCCGTTGATTTGGGCAGCGCGCTTGGTGGGGTGTTGCTTGCTCCTAACGGTGCGCCAACACTTGCGGACGTAGGCATCCCCGACATGGCTTGCATAGCATTAGCAGGAAGCGCGGGGGCCATAGCAGGTGCTATAGGCAGTGTTGTGGCCGATGCGTTACCTAACAAAATACGTTTTCTGTTTTCTAAAAAATCACGCTGCGGACTAGGCGGCATAGACTGAAGTTGTGTTTCAATCTTAGCTAGTTCATCTTGACTAGATTGCGCAGATATATCAGACATCGTGCCAGCAATTAAAGCATTTCTATTTGTTGTTGGAGGGGGGAGCATTTGGTCGCGTCTAAACCCTTGACCAACAAGCCCCGCTTCAGCAAATCTTGGCACATCACCACCACCACCAAATGCAATAATGCCGCCGTTTGCAAAGTCCATATTACTGACAGGAAGCGTAGCAATTCCTTGATCTTCGGGAAGCGTGTACCCACCACTAGCCATGCCTTTAGGCGGCATTTCTTGAGGAGGCATTTGCCCTTGCGCCATTTGCTGTGGTGGCATACCTTGAGGCGGCATGCCTTGACCTTGTGGTCGCATGGGTTGTTGAGGTTGTTGTGGAGGCTGACCAATGCTTTGCAAAATTTGCTGAGCAATTGGAGGCTTTTGTTGTTGGCCTGACATCATGGCCATAGCTTCTTGAGTATGCTGTTTTCTGTATTTGTCTGCTTCAGCAGCAAGCCCCAGCTTAATAGCATCGTCTTGGTTTGCTTGAGCAAATGCTTGCAACTGCTGTGAACTCATGTGCATCAACTCAACGCGCAAAGCATCAAGGCTTTTGCCACCTATGCCAAGGTTTCGATTAGGGGAATCAAATTGTGTAGATGTATACATGCGTGCCTCTTATCCCATGCGGGAAATAACAATTGCTGACAGACCAGCAGGTTTGCGATCGGCTTTTATCAAACCGCCCTTGGCGTAACTTTTTACTGTGCCGCCTGCGGCTTGACCCGGAGGTTTTTGCTGGCCGAAAGCTTGGTTATACAAACCATAAGCGCCCAGTCCCGCAGTAGCTAAACCACCAAGCTGCGATATATAAGATGGGTTTGGTGTGAACAATGTTGAAGACTGCTGAGTCATGGGAGCGCCGCGAATAGCGTCCGACATGGCTGACAACTGTTGATATGGGTAGCGTTGCTTATTTAAGAAATCTTCATAGTCTGCTTGTTGTTTGGCTTGGTCAGTTTGTTGTTGCAAATTACCAAGTTGTTGCTGGATGCCAATATTGCCAATTGTTTGGCCATATAAGTTTTGACCGATGTTGCCAAGATTTTGATATCCAGCCATACCTGCTTGAAGACCTTGCAAACCAAGACCAGCGCCATACTGAGAAGACTGCTCGCGCAATTGTTGCATCTGTTGGTTTGCGGATTGATTGGCAAGTTGAGCTTGTAAGTTTTGCCCCGAACCCAGTTGTTGCACGCCAAGATTGGCTGCAAGGTTTTGTTGGCCTACGTTGTATCCCGTTTGTTGGTTGGCTAAAGCTGCTTGCAATGCCTGCTGCGCATTCATACCGCTGGCTTGCAATTGGTTGGCTGTGTTTTGAACATTTGCTTGTTGTTGGTTGGTCAAATTAGCAAGCGCTGTTTGCAATCCTGTTTGAGTTCCTAACTGTTGCGTGGCTTGCTGAGATGCAAGGTTTTGTTGACCAACTGTCAAACCTGCTTGCTGGTTGGCTAATGCCGCTTGCAAAGCTTGTTGCGCGTTCATGCCCGAGGCTTGTAAGCGATTGGCTTCATTTTGAACATTTGCCTGCTGTTGGGCGGTTAAGTTTTGTTGACCAACTGTCAAGCCTGCCGCTTGATTAGCCTGTTGAGCCGCAAGTTGGCGAGCTTGGTCAGATGTGAACATCTGCGCCGCTTGGTTGTACGCTTCTTGACCGCCCTTGGCTTGGATATCCGCCATCTGTTGAGACAAGTTGCGTTGCGCTTCTGAGTTTTCAATTGCTTGGCGAGATCCCCCAAATGCGCCTGCTTGCGCGGCTCTTGCTCCGCGTGCTGTGCCTGCAATATCGGCTTGACGCTGGGCTTCTCTCTTACCAATATCTGTGACTGCCTGCTGGTAAGGAGACATGTATTGCTGCACAGTACCCGGCGCAGTGAAAGAACCGGTACTTACCTGCTGAGCAGGCCCCATCTGAGCAGCATTGATACTTCCTACATTTACATTTTGCGCGCCTACATTTTGTGGCCCTGCCATTTGAAAGGTTTGTAAATTAGGGTTGTATCCTGTTGTTGCGGCATTAATTGTTCCTGCATTTACCTGTTGCGCTGCCACATTTGCAGGGCCTTGCATTTGATAGTTTTGCAGTGTGGGGGCGGTAGCCTTTGTGTAATCAAAAGACGATGGAGCGTAGTGATAGGCCCCTGCTAGGTTTGCAAAGTTTTGCATTCCTGTGGCGGCAGCGGTTGAGTAAGGGTTGTATCCTAAATTGGTTGCCGCACCAATAGCTGTATTTTGTAAACCTTGCAGTCCTGCTACGCGACTTGGTAAATATGCTTCATACGCCTTGCCTGTAAGTGCGGCGTATTTGCCCAGCAAATCCTTGCCATATGGCGCTATATCCGCCGCAAAGCCCGTTTGGTATTCCGTTTGTGTTGCTGCCATGACTATTCCTTATGCTGGAAGATGTTTTTCAGCGCGGCTATTTGTCGCCACTGCATTTTTGCCGGTGGTTTTGCCGCGAGCTTTTTGAATTCTGTCCATCATGGCGTACAGCTTGCGAGCGCCAGCTTCAGAAGAACCGTTACCCAACTCAGAAACTATACGCGCAGGTACAACAAATTCACCGTCAGCTAAACGTGCAGGTTGCTTACCACCAATAGTGGCAGGGATTGAATCAGATACGCCATCTCCGGGGCCTCGAAGCATACGCCCACCATCGGAGTAGCTACCCAGATCGGAGATACCACCAGACCCCATACCCATGACACCGCCGCTGGCAGCTTTTGTGTATTTCCCACTTACAGGGTCATAGCTAAAACTGTGCACATCTTTAGGGTCATATTTAATTCTGCGAGCCCCAGTACTTGTATATGACATTGTTTGGGGGTCATAAGTAAAATCGTGAATATCTCCATACTTGGCTTCTTCGGCTCTTGCCAATATTGCGTTTTGTTGTTCCGTTTGGCTGTCTTTTGCTTTTTTGGCTTGTTCTGCCAAGTATGGAGTAGCCAAGGCCGCATAAGGTGTATAGCCTGTTTTGTCTATCAAAGCGGACGGAGCGCCGGGTTCTGTAACAAGTGCTTTAGCGCCTTGTGCAAACTGAGAGTTAGCCGCTTTTTCATAAACATCTTGAAGACCTTTATTAACATAGTCAAGGTTTATTCCGTTGTTATTAAAGAGCGTGTTTCCAGTACTTGCTTGTAAATTGGAAGCAGGAGGAGGGGTTGGCATGGGTGTTGCCGTTGATACTTCTCCGGGTATAACTTCAGCTCCAGTAAAAACAGGAGCGCCCGCTGTCGGATTAGAATTGAAAGAGTAGTTGCTGCCCATACCAGAACTAGAAGGAGCGCCACTAGTGACAGGCGCACCAGCGGAAGAGCCGTTAGCTAGGTTTGCAATACCACCAGCAATGTTTGCACCCGCACCAGCAGACAATCCTGCATTAAGCCCAGACTTTAAACTTCCGTTCGCAATAGCATATGTTGCGCCAACCGTGAGTCCAGCGCCCATGGCACTCATCTGAAGCCCTGCGGGGCCAAGTAGAGCGCCCAATACAAGCGGGGCATAAGGGCCAAGATCGTCAAGTTTGTTTGCTACAGAACCTCTGAGATCATCAACTGCACCAACAATATTTCCACCAACATCATTACTGTATGAAAACGGATTAAGTCTGCTAAAAACATTAAACTCAGGCAACCCTGTATGGGGGTTTATCGTGCCTGATCCGCCACGGGCTTTTAATAGAGCGGCTTCTTCTGGATTAATGTGCGCCAGTATGGTGTCGCCACCACGTCCATGGGCAGCTAATTTCTGGGCGAGTTGGTGCAAACTCATGGCTTTACCTCATAAAACTGGGTTTGTTGGATGGTATCATGTTTAGCCAATTTTCCAATTGGTTCCGTCGGAGTACACAGGCACTTTATTGGCCCCGCCACCCGCTACGGTAGATGCAAATGTTGTTGCATTAGCGTCTGAGACAAAACCTCTAGCCCCTGCTCCAGAGGTTGCCGCGCTGGGTAATGTTGCAACCGTGTACACAGTCAGGGCGGGAATAATCCCGCTAGACGTACTTAGCTGCCCCATGATGTTGTCAATCTGGTTGAAATACAACCGCAAGACGTTGTTTAATTGATTGATGTAATTAATATCATACTCAGGCGTAGCCGCAGGTAAACGCGGAGCAACAGCTTTATTTAGCTGGAATTGAGAAGTAACAACGTAGCTCATCGTCTGCCATCCGGACGAAGGTCAATTCGCGCAGAACCAAGTTGCCACTGCACACCAATCGTATTTGATGTAATTTGCATCTGCATTTGACGACCTCGAATACGTATATACAACTGCCCTGTGAACTCGTCTACGTTAATAACGGCTGGCGCTGAACCGTTGTAGTTTACGGCTGCATTACCGCTTTGTGTAATACCGGAGCCTGAGTTGTTCAATCCTTGCAAGTACATGGTAACTTTTGGCACTGTTCCGGCAGTAGAACCCCGGAAGGTAAGGTCTGGAATCATGCGGTACACAAATGCAAAGTTGTGCCCATCCCCAATATCAAACTGAGCAGATGTAATGGAGGCCGAAATAGGCAGGGTAGTACCCGTCTCGTTATCGTCAACGCCATCTTCTTGATTGACAATGTTGTAACTGTAAGTTGCCGCAAGCGGGAAGTTGCGCAATCCCGTGTCTAACCAAGCAGTGCGCGCCATTGTGCCGTACTGCCACAAGTCTTCGGCATAGTTATAAATAACGTATCTGTCAATCGTGTTTGATGTGGAAGAACAGTAGAAGAACCAAACCTCATTAAATCCTTCGTTGGTACTTGCAAATATCTGGTCGTACTGAAGCGCATTGATGTCGTTATAAATAAATTGACGCAAGTCGCAACGCAGTGTTTGAACACGACCATCGTATTTGTAGAACTTGTCTACGCCCATCCAGTAAGTAACACCGGAAGCCATCGCCGCTGCATTTGGACTGGCTATTGATACGTTGTCCGCCAATAACTGTGTACCCCAGACATAAGGTGGGCCAAGGTATTGCAGGGAGTAAAGCGCCTGATCTGTCCATACCACTATCTCTTGGCGGCTTTGTAGGGTTGTAACGATCTTTGAGCCATGCGACAGGCGCACACTACCCGCTTGGTTGGTTACTGCCGGATACCATGTTGTCAACGACTCTTGGTCAGACCAACGAATAAGCATCGGGTCAAGGATTGTGCTGCCGTAATCGTTCGTGCCAAACACAATAAGAAAGCGGCTGGCATCTGATATGGTAAATGTGTTTTGGTATAGGGGTGTGTACCCATCAGCGCCCGTGAGTGACGACAGCAAAACGCCCCGAGGAGATATAGACTGCACCCCACTTTGTGAACCCGAAGTGTTAATGGATGCGCCGCCTGACGTTGCCGCCAAATTAAAAGTTGTTGCTGTGATGTACTTTGTGTAGTACGTAACCCCCGGCAGCAAACCTGTAGGTAATGCGCCAGTTGTAGAAAATGTAATTGGTGTACCGTCTGCCAAATTAATTGTCGATGTCACTACGCACGGGGACGCAATCGTCATTGTCACAGTCGAGTTATTAATCCCGATAGCCGCATTCCAATAGTAAAGTGGGGAACCGCGTGGGCCATATACTAAATCCTGACCCCAATTTAATTGGTTCCAAATGCGTAAAGCATCTGTTGACGCAGTACCTATCCCCCATGCGCCAGACCCCCAAGTGCTTGCGCCCCACCCAGTTAAAGGCGCAGCGTAAGAAGGCCCGGTATTAATTTGATATACCGCATAAACTGTTCCGCCGCCCGTTGCGGCAGTTGCCGCCGCAGAAATTGTTATGTTGTATGTTGTGCTGCTGATGTAAGTTATTTGGTATTCACCAACAATGGTTTGTCCGCCAACCGCCGTGCCGCCATAAAAGGTTACATAGTCATTGTTGATGAACCCGCCCGTGGCATCGGTCACTAAAACGGTTGTTGTGCCATTTGTTGTAAATGGGTTGGTCAGTGTGTGTTCAGCGCGGACAGGTGTAATGTCGTTATATACGCCGCCACTTTCAATATAAAACTTGAGGTTTGTTCCAACGCCCAGCAAATTTAAAGAACCAAGCGTTACCCAGTTCCACAAAGACCTACAGACCCCCATAAAAGTAGACGCTGAAATGCGCTGCCAGCCACCGATCTTCTCAGGCGTGCCTTGACGAAAGCGAACCTTGTCCGACTCATACCAGCCACCCTCGTTCGTATACCTCGTGTTCTCACGATTAACACCGGGCTTGAGGGCAATTTTTTGTAAGGGCATTTTTAACCTACGTTGCGCTCAAAGTGAGGGCAGTCCACAAGATTGGAAAAGTTTCCACCCCAACGGTTTTTAGGGTACAGGGATTCCCAGTATGCGCCAAGCGGGGCAATCGTTGCCTTATCCCAAATTATCTTGCCATCCTTGAAAAAGTTCAGATCTATGGCGCACCGCTTTAGATGGATGGAATTCATTGTCTTGGAACGCCCCGTCTTGAAATAAATGGCTTGCTGCTCGGGTGTACGGGCAAGTTCACCGCCGGTCACCACGAATCCTTGGTCTGTAGCGTACTGGATTAGCTTACACATGTCCAGCAAAAACGCAGCTTGTTCAGTGTTTAAACTCATTTTTTGCCTTTCATTTCGGCTAGTTTCTCAATGGTTCTGCCGCCAAAGTAAGCGCCCATAATCAACATCCCCCACTGCCCAAGCAAAGATACATAAGACTCATTGGCGTTTAAACCAAAGGCTGACATCATGGCAAACAAGAAGTAGCCTAAGAAAATGGCAATCAGGCTCATAGGCCGGATGTTTTTGGACAGCCAAGAATCGCTGTTCATATCCGATTGCCAACGATCTGTGACGTTGTTGTCCTCATTCTTGGCGGCATCAGCAAACAGTTGAAGTTCAGCTAACTCCAACTTGGCTTTCTCAATACCCAGTTCAAGGAGCTTTTCTTCATGGTCAAACTGAAGCTGGCGCAGCTTGGATACATCTTCTGCGGTTGGGTTGTCGGGGATCTTCACGCCAAGCGTGTTCTCTACCACTTCCTTGCCTTTGGCTTGGATGGCGCTGGAGAGTAGTGTTAGCCCGTTTTGGGCTAGGCTACCGAGGAGGGATGCGACTATTGGAATCATGTTAATCCTTCCCTGTCAGGGTTTTGATGGGCTTGTTCACTGTAGTTTTTTCTTCCAAGATGGCAATGTGCATTCGGTTCTCTGCAATCTGATCACGGTTACGTTGGATTTCTTTCTCCAAGTCTTGACGCAGCTTTTCCCTTGCCAACTCAGCACCTGTGTTGCTGGCCTGCTTATTGTCCGAGGTCACCACCAAACTGATTTTGCTGTTGAGGATAGTTACTTCGTGCGACAGATTGGATAGCGCCGACATGAGGTAAACCACGCACGAAAACAATAAAGGCAACAAAGCAAAGGTAATTTTCTCAACCAAAGCGCCCTTGCTTTCCATTGCTTGAATTTTTTCTTCACTCATTTTTCTTCCCTACGTTTTTGTTGTTCAACTTCTCTGCGTAATTTTTCCATCTTTTCAATCTGCGTTTGGGCTTCCTTTTTGGTTTGCAGCACATCCATGTACAACATTCCAAGTAGAGGCAACAACACAACTACAAGCAAGCAAGCGGCAATCCAACCCATCACTAACTCCCAGTCCTGTTTAAGAGGGCTAGGAGGAGCCACATATACAGGAGGAAAAGAAAAGTCGCCAGCAGGTACGCCTGCCTTTCTCTTAGGAGCCGCTCCTCTTCCTTGCGTTGCCATGATTCATCATCCCGCTTCTTCCTTGCCTTGTCTTGTTCTATCTTAATGACATCCCGCATATCAAAAACTTTTGAGTACAAAGCCCCCATCTCTTTAGGAGCGCCGTATACCATCGCCTCTCTTATCTCAGTCTCCAACGCTTCCATCTGGTCTTGAGCCATGACCCGCTTTAGGGCGGCTTCCATCAGGTTGGCATCAGGGTCGTAGACTGTTTTGCTCTTCTTTTCCTCTTCCCTTATGTGGTCGGCAAGCTGTTCTTGCAGTTTAAAAAACTGAGAAAGCTGTACAACGATGTCTGCCATGACTTGGGTTTCGTCAACGGCAACGTAGGCTTCCTTCTTTTTCGCCACAGGCTTGGCTTGGGCGGTGGGCGTTGTTCCGAAGAGCTTTGCCCAGAATCCTCTGACTGCTTTGACATCTGAAGCAACCTCATCAACAGTCTTTTTGATCTCCATGAAAGACGTTTTAGCGTCTTTGTACAGCTTGCATCCCTGCTTAATAGCAGCGACACAGGCATTGGCGGAAAAAAGAATGCTGAGAGGATCAATGATTACTCCGTAGCTTCTTCAGCTTTGGCTTCAGGCATTGGAACTTGGGGGATGGCTTGCTCCCGAATGGCTTGAATCATGTCTGCCACTTCAGCATAAGGGCGTGTACCCAAATACTGCATAACAGCATTCACCAGACCCAAGGTCAGTTCAATTTTTTTGTCGTTCATGGTTTCTCCAAAGCACCGCTGAGATGGGGCAGCGGTGAGTACCCCGTATTACCAAGGTGTGCCGGTGGCTGTTGTTGGGTTCTTCTTAGCTTCAATCTGAGCAGCCAATGAAGCCTCAATTACTTCCTCGCCTAGCTTGTCTTTTACCCACTCAATTACTTGAGCCTTGGTCAAAGATGCGTAGGGTGTTGTTGGTGTACCAGCTTCAAAGCCAACAGTGCCGTAGGTGGATGCAGAGAATTCACCATCTACTTTGCTTACGCTGTAATGCACAGTAGTGACAAATCCGTCAGAGGTGTTGCGGTCAAGTTGGTTGATTGTGTAAGTTGTGGTCATGGCTGTGCTCCTTGTAGTTGCTCCGTTTGCGCCGCTACTTGAGCCTGATAAGCGGCAATAACTTCAGGTGTCCAAACCACGTTGCAGATTGCCACTACGTTAGCAGGGATGCCTGTAAGGTCTTGTGCTGGTGTCAGGCTTGAGCGGTGGTAGGTCTTGCTCAGTTCGTTGCCGTCTTCCATGATGCGTGTAGCTTCACGATAGAGAACAATGCCGTTCTCGGTAACGGTGATTTGGTCAACAGTGGTTGATTTGGTGATTGACATTTTGTTTCCTTTTTGGTTAAGTGTCCGACTTGGCTAATATGGCCGAGTTAATTAAACGAAGTAAGTGCCTGAAAGAACAGTAGATGCCGATGTATCTACTGGTACGGTAGAATCAGAGCCGCCCCCGACTGGGGTTTGATAAAAACTTATTTGCGTAGTGTTGGTAAATAAAAGGGCTGTCCCAACATGGTTTGCAGATAGCGTTACGTTATTGATGCCGCCAACGGTAATGGCTGTGAGGGTGTCCGTCACCGAAGAACTGGCAAATGGCAGTCCCCCTGCAAGCATACTTCCAGTGCCTGTATGGGCTGACCACGCTATGAGCAACCGAAAACTAACCGCTCTACCGACTCTGGTGTATGTTCCAACTTGCGTACTGTAAGTACCCGTCCCCGCAGAAGTTGAGCCAACAATCGTAGGTGTAAAAGTCCCCTCCTCATAATCATCCAGCGTGTTTGCGTCAGATGATGCTGATTGAGTTGCGGGGAAAGCGATGCCTGTACCTGTAGCTGTGGTGCTACCGCCTGATAAGGAAAGAATGTTTCCCGTGGACAAGATACGCATACGTTCTGAGCTATTGGTCTGAAAAGCAATGTTGCCGCCAGTAGAAATACCATCCACAATAATTGCTTGCTTTTGGTTTCCAGCGCCTTGCAAATACAACCCGCCAGTTCCACCTGTTGAGTTCCCGCTTACATACAAGTAATTTCCAGAAGAATAATTGGAAATCGAGTTATCTGTGTTGTAGTAACTTGTGTTGTATGCAAATGTGAGGGCGTTATATTTTCCTTGACCAACAACTTCAAGTTTTGTACTCGGCGAAGCAGTACCAATACCCACATTACCAGAGGTATCAAAAACCATAGAGGAAGTAGCTGACTGAAGATATATCTCCCCCAAACCAGCAGAAGAAACGCCAACCCTTAATCCGTTAGTTGCTCCAATACCCGTGCTTCCATTTGCAACTTGTATATAGTTAGCGTTAACGCCGCCTTTGTAATTTACAAACTGGTTACTAATTGCATTACCCGCTGTGCCAACCCCAAAATTGGTTCCATCAAATACCAGCGCAGTACCAGTAGCCAATGCACTTGTAGACGATGCATAGACAACACCATTGGCTGTAAAAGATGTCAGTCCTGTGCCGCCGTTGGCTGTGGGCAAAACACCTGCCGAAGTAAGCGTAGACACCAGCGCAAAATCAGAACCATTCCAAGCAATCTGTGCACTTGTTCCCGCAACAATTGTTACCCCCGTAGTAGGGCCAACACCAACAATCTTTACGGAAAAACCCCCAGTAGTAGAGTTGATGACTGTGTAAATTTTGGACTGTGCTGGAGCCGTGATTGTGCGTAATGCAGTTCTTGCCCCCGAGCATAGAAGAATAGCTTCCCGTGAAGTGTTTGCTGCGCCGGTAGTTGTTGTCAGTGTGACATCTGCATCAGTGCTTAAAGTAGTAGTCCCTGCAATAGCAGAATCAAGCAGGGAGGTAATGCTGTTATTTACCGTGTCGCCCCATGTGCCTGATAGTTCGCCCGTAACGGGAAGCGCTAAGCCCAATAGTGATGTATATGCTGTCGTCATGTTGTTACCTCAATTTCTTCCCAATTTGGGGTTTGCGTGTCATCAATCAGCGACCAGCCGGGAGTTTGCGGGTTACTGATATTTTGCCAGTTTGCGGACTGGCTGTCATCTATGATTGCCCAATAAACGGCAATTATATTTCCTGTCAGCCCTTGTGCCTGATTTCCAGTCACAGCAATTGATCTTGCACCCAATCCAACCGACCCAACAGCCGCGCTGGAAGCGTTACCAGTCAAGGCAATAACTCTTTCAGGAGAAACAGATCCAACCGCACCATTTGCTTGATTGCTTGGGATTGGGACAATAACTTGAGAAACTTCCCCCTGAGCCGTTACTCCTGTCAAACCCACCAAGGCACTGTTGACAACCGTTCCTACTGCGCCTGAAGCTGCTACACCTGTAATTCCTATGCTTGTATTGGCGCTGACTGTTCCAAGAAGGCCAGAAGCCGCATTACCAGTCAAAGCAAGTAAGGTAGCCCCTCTGGATACAGTACCAACCGCACCACTTGCCAAGTTGCCAGACAGCGCAACATCTTTACTCTGAACTACAGTACCTACCGCCCCTGATGCAACTACGCCAGTTATGGCAACTGTCAAAGATGGCGCAACAGTCCCAACAAGTCCAGCGGCAACATCTCCAGTCTCAGCATCCGTATTACTGGGGGCAACAGTACCAACGGCCCCTGATGAAGCTACGCCTGATAGAGCAAGAGATGTGTCCCCCCTAGAGACTGTGCCTACTGCCCCCGATGCCACTACACCTGTGATGGCTACGGTAATAACTGGCGCAACGGTTCCCACGGCTCCTGAAGCCGAGTTACCCGAAATTTCTTTGGAGCTAGAAGGGGTGGCGGTTTCTACAGAACCAGTTGCCGCATCCCCCGTGAGGATGGTTTCGCCATTGCCCCAAGTGCCGTAGCCCCAAGCGCCAACGCCCCATCCAGCCATGACCTACCCTTTAGGTGGTAGCCAAGCGCAACAATGCAGTTGACGTAGTGTTTGAAGGCATTGTCAAAGTAAAAGTGCCTGCCGTAATGGTCTGTGAACCAAACGTGTGGACGCTGATAGCTTTGTTGCTTTGAGTTGAGTTGTAGAGCAGCACGGTATCAAAAGCAGTGGACAAAGTTACCGTGGTGTAGGTGATTGATGCGGAAGGAGTCCAGTACGCCACACCTGCTGTTGCAGAACTGTTAGTGGAAGTTGGAGCCGTTGCGTTCGTTACCGTTACACCGCCAGCAGTGTAGTTTGTACCAGACACTTCACCAGTAGCAGAATATGCTGTGGTTGCCGCATTGATGGTTGCCGAAGTCAAATACAGGGCTGCTTTAACAGTGTCTGTAGTTGGTGATGTCAAGCTGCCGCGAGACACAATGGTTGAAGTGCCAAGTTGATGTTGACCGAGCATAAGCTCGCTCATGAATGAAGTACACATTGATTGGGTATTTGCCACTTTAGTTCTCCTTTATCCTATTGAAGCTGTTTCGCCGCCGCCAAAAACTGGCATCTTTTTCAGGGTCACATGGGCAGAACGATGAACAAGCTCACCCTCCAACCAGTACTCAACCCATGTTGTGAGTTCATTGTCATTATCGACTGAGCCTTCCCGCTTTTCAAGCAGAGATTCGTCCATGTCGCCTTTGGTTGTTGTTACGAGTGCCATTACGCGATCCTTATGATTGCCGATGTGTTTGATACAGCGGGGAACTGTACCGTGAATGTTGTTGCTGAAGTCTTATCTGCGCCAAAGTCCAGCACGCAAACTGCGGGGTTTCCACCACCGCTTTGGTAAATCAAAGCCCCACGCGCAGTCAAAGCAGAAGTCCAGACCGCATTGTTGAATGATATATAAGCGGTATTACTTGTACCTACCGTGGGAGTTTGCGCAATCGTAAGTGCCAGCCCACCAGCCGTGTACCCAGAAGCCACAACCTCGCCCGTAGACGCATAAGCCGTGGTAGAGGCATTAAGCGTGGCTGCATTGGTATAGAGCGCAATATAGAACGTCCCCGAAGTGAAGTTGAACGTCCCGTTCATCAGCCCAGTCTTAAAGCCGTTGCACGCAAAGTTTCCTTGAAACGCCATCAACGAACTCCATTATTCTGTGGCAACGGAGCTTCCCGATACTGCCCACTACGATATGCGTCGCTGCGCTCCAAACCATCGCCCAAACGCTTAGCCAAGCCGAGAGCTTCTTTGTACTTGCCGTCATACAAACCAATAATGTCCGCTTCACCCTTCATAAAGGTGTATGCCTCAACCAGCGAACCGTACAGCAGCACTGAATCAAAATTGTCGCCCAGCCATGTCTGGCCAGAAGAAGCAACCGTGATTGATACTGGATAATAGTAGTAGTGCAATTCAACACTGTAAGTCGTGTCAGGTGTTGGGCCAAGGATGAAGCTTAACTCGTTGGTGATAGTTGGGGTTGCACCCGACGTTGTGGTCGGGCCAAACAATGCGTAGTATTTTGGAGTGGCTGTGTCAGTTGGCGTTGGGTATGCTTGTCGAATGAAGTTCACATCTTTGTTCAACAAATAGTCATAGCTACCATCCGTATTGATTACCGCCAAGGAATATGTTGACAGGAAATCATCAGGGCAAGCAAGATACTTATTGTTGGCCGTGAGCGTACCAGTTACGTTTTTGCGGATAGACGGAAACTGAATCGTGTTGTAGATGCGTTGCTCCGCCTGCTG